AGTGCCAATGTTGCTGTTGGTCAGTCTGCTTTTGGAGTAAACACCACGGGTAGTTCAAATGTGGCTATTGGAGTTGATGCTCTAAATGCTAACACCACCGCATCTGACAATACAGCAGTGGGTAAGCGTGCTTTAGCAGCAAACACCACAGGCACATTAAACGTGGCACTGGGCTCATTGGCACTAGACGCTAATGTTACAGGTTCAGCTAATACTGCTATCGGCTACAATGCTTTAAGTGCTTGTACAACTGATGGTAATACAGCAGTAGGTAAAGATGCGCTTGAGCTAAATACTACAGGCATTAATACAGCAGTAGGTACTAACGCATTAGCAGCAAACACCACAGGAACCAGCAATACAGCAGTTGGCCAAGATTCTTTAACTGCAAACACAGGTTCTTTTAACACAGCAGTTGGCACAAGCACTTTAGCCACAAACACCACCGGTCATTCAAATACAGCTTTAGGTAGAGAAGCCTTAAAACTTAATACTACTGGAGCAGGAAACACTGCTTTAGGACGAGATGCTTTACAAGCAAACACTACAGGTGCTCAGAATGTAGCCGTAGGAATGGATGCGGCAACGTTACTTACCACAGGCAGCAACAACGTTGCAGTGGGTTTTGAAGCCCTTAAAAACGAAGATGGCCATGGTAACAACGTAGCTATAGGTACTCAGGCACTGTTCGTCCTAAATGCAGGATTTGACGCATTCAATACCGCCGTAGGTCATCAAACACTTGCAGCAACCACAACCGGAGGTTACAACACTGCTGTCGGTGGTTTTGCAGCAGATGCAAATACTACGGGGGCCAGTAATGCCGTATTGGGTTACGGTGCGCTTACAACAAATACTACTGGTTCTAATAATACTGCTATTGGAGAATTTGCTTTAGGAGCTAACACTACCGCAGCTAACAACGCCGCAGTTGGTAAAAGTGCTTTAGGTGCAAACACCACAGGCACACAAAATGTTGCATTCGGAGCTTTTGCAGGTGACGCTATTACCACTGGATCAGAAAACGTGGCGATTGGAGCGTATGCTCTAACCAATGAAGATGGCCATGGTAAAAACGTAGCTGTAGGTACGCAAGCACTACTTAATCTAAATGCTGGACAAGACGCTCAAAACGTTGCGGTTGGGTACTTGGCTGGAAAGGAACTTACCACAGGTATATACAATAGCGTCTTGGGCGGTATAGCTGGTGATGCGCTTACTGAGGGAAGCAACAATGTTGCAATAGGACGAGCAGCTTTATCCTCTGATACGAAAGGTTCTTCCAACATTGCTATTGGCCGTAACGCTCTTATTGTCCAAAACATTACCACCGCAGCAGAAACTTACAACGTCGCCGTAGGCGATCAAGCAGGTGACTCAGTAACCACAGGCGTTCAGAACACTCTCATTGGTGGTCTTTCAGGACACACCTTGACAACTGGAAATAGCAATACGGTGGTTGGTTATCACGCAGAAACTTATGCGGGTGACTCAGAAGGCACTATTGTTATAGGTAGAAATGTGACTGGTGTGAATGCTGGTACTGATGATTATATTTTTACATTTGGTGTCAACGATGGTTCTGACAGAGTTTATAACGAGTTTGATTCTAACGCTTCTTGGACAAGGGTATCAGATGAAAGATACAAAGAAGAAATACAAGACAACACAGATTGTGGTTTAGCCTTTATCAACGATTTACGTCCGGTAACCTTTAAGTGGCGTCCAAAATCCTCTGTCCCAAAAACTTTTCCTGACTACGATCCAGAAGAAACTACCAGAAGACGAGACGAGAGAATGTACGGCTTGATAGCGCAAGAAGTAAAAGCTGCGTTAGACGCTCATAACATTACGGATTTTGGTGGATGGAACGAGATAGAAAACTCAGTTCAAACCATATCCCAAGAAATGTTCATTCATCCGCTAATTAAAGCAGTTCAAGAACTGTCTGCACAAAACGCAGCACTAACCGCCCGTATTGAGGCACTAGAATCCTAACAGGAGATAAACAATGGAAGACCGTACCGCAGAACAACTAGCACAAGATTACTCAGCAATGGGTGATAGTGTAGACCTGATCAACGCCATCATCGCTGGTAACTCAATGGCTGACGATGAAGCAGAAGATCGTCAAGATTGTGTTGACCGCAACGTAGCCCACCTTGAAATCATGGTCGCTAAAGACGACTGGGGTAGCGAAGATATGGCTGCTGCTAATTCGGCTATTGCCGCCGGTAAGGGCTACACCGCATCTTAATATGAATGTTGCGCCTAATCTTACTAATTATGCCCGCGCTATCCTTCGCAGCCGACCAAGCTGTGATGGACGACGTTGACAGCAATAACACCCAAGAGGGTAGCTTAAACACAAGCACGGTAAACAGTACGGTTAGCAGCAACAATCAGACAGAAGATCGGTCAATCAGCAACACGTATAACGGCGCGGGTAGCAGTAGTGAAATGCCAGTAGGCAGTGCTATTGCGCCAACTTACATGAGCACCGGGGTCGAGACTTGCCTTCAAGGGCAGGGTGGTTCCTTGCAGACTGGTATAGTCGGACTGACTAGGGGTAATTATAAGGCTGATGAAGATTGTAATCGTCGTAGAGACTCAAAAATGTTGAGCGATCTTGGTATGAAGGTCGCTGCGATTAGTCGTATGTGCGAAAGCCTAGAGGTCTGGCGGTCTATGTTTCTTAGCGGCACTCCATGTCCAATGCTCGACAACGGCAAACTAATCGTTGGAAAACGCGCCTTTTTGTTGATGCGACGAGAGCCAGAGACATATATTCCTGATTACGGTCGGGTTAAGATGTTGCGAAAGTGGGATCATGAAAAAGACGATTGGGTCATGATTCCTAGATACAACAAGCATCAGGCTTGGTATAACGATTTATTAGCCAATGGTGACGCGGATGAAGGTCAAAATGCTGACAGCGGCGAGTCTGTTTCTGCTCGCTACCGAAGCTCACTCAAATGAGTTAGACGCTTTGATTAACTCTAGTGCCGCGATTGTCAGTCAAATAGATCGGGGCATTAAACTCGCAGGTGCTGGCTATGGTTATGCCAATACAGGGGGTGCGTTATCCAACGGTAGTCTTGCAGGCACTGCCCACATAAGCACTGCTCAGTTAAATGCTTACAACACCGCTTTGGGCAATATGGGCGATTATCAAGCCTACGGAGATGTTCAGGCGCTGCTAGAGGCTCAAGCGGCCACAGAATTTGAATTAATGAACACTGCCGTAGAGGAGTTCACCGAGGTGGTGGTTGAGATGATCGCGGTTGTGGAAGTAAGCGAGATAGCGGCTGAGGCAGAAACTCCCGACGACAAAGCGGAAGTGCAGGCGTATGTCGTTGCGAACGAATCAACTTTATCAATCACACAAGATCAGGTCGATACCTATAATCAAAGTTTGGATGATATCGAAGAACATGGTAACAATGCGTCAGCTTATTTAGGGGTAGCAAATAACGAGGACGCAGTAGCGTTTTTGCAACAAGGTGCTGAGGATAATAATAGCAACGCGAACCTTGGGACGTTGACATTTTCTCAGGATCAAGAGTGGGTAAAACTTAGTTATGCTGGGACGAACAGCGCGAATGCCGTCTATATCAACGGCCAGACAGGTTCTTTTGGTATGGATTTTTACGTGAGCGAAGCGGATCTGCTTGCCACCGGAGCGCAGAGCGAACTGTATCTTACAGGCCCAACGAAGCTTGGTTATAGGTGCTTTATGTTTGAAGAAGATTGTGACTGATGGCGCTTGAGGACACAGAACTAACGATCGGCGGCGTCAGTTTTAAAGGCGTGTATATCGCTATTCTGTTATCCCTAGCTACTACATTAGGGGGTGGGGTATGGACCGCTAGTAGTCTGTACAGTCGGCTAGAGGCGCTTGAAGCCCTTGACATCCCAGAGCTGGGGCCAATAGAAGAAAGTTTGCTTACGACAGAGCAAAACCTACAAACACAGATAGAGCTTATTCAACAGGAATTAGTTGATAATGATGTAAACCAGCTTCAAGGCAAGCTGGCTGCGCTGGGAGTAAATCTGAAGACTATCGCAGATCAACAAGGTAAGCTATTATTAATTAGCGATAAAGTAACCAAGCTAGAGAACGACATCCAAAGCATGCGTGGTGTGGTTGCCGCAGCGGAAGTTGCAACAAACGCTATTAAAGACGAAAAAGCTGGCAGAGAAAGAGTCGAGGATAGGCTAAATAAAATCGATACTGAAATCGATGATATTTGGTCTGGAATGGACTATCTGTCAAACCCGCTAAACTAGGAGGAGTTATGAGCGAACAACAGGAACAGCAACCAGTGATTTTAACCATTGACGATCGAGAGTATGACGTTAACGAGTTAGGGAATGATTCTAAGATTCACTATGTCGAAGTGGTTAACCTACGCAAGCAACTTGGCGACTTACAGAATCAAATTGCTGCCGCACAACAGCAAAGCATTAACTTACAGGTTGCTCTTGGTTTTCGTGAAAATGCGTTACGTGAATCAATCGAAGTGGTTGAAGAAGTAGAACCGGAAGCGGATGCAGGATAATGGCTCAGACTCATGCAAGCAAGGCGTTACAACGAATCGAAACACACGAACGGGAGTGCGCCTTGCGGTATGACGCCATTAAAGAACGGTTAGACTCCGGGTCAAAACGCTTCGATAAGTTAGAGCGAATGATCTGGGGTATCTACCCCGTTATGATTACTTCATTGCTGGCTATTGTTGGATTGGTGTTAACACAATGAAATTTGACGCAATTAAAGGATTAATCGGTGCGGTAGCTCCGACTCTTGGTCAGGCTCTTGGTGGACCTTTGGGCGGTGCTGCGGCACAAACTATCGCTAGTGTGCTGGGTTGTAAGCCTGATGAAAAGAGTATTGCTAATGCAGTACAAGCGGCTACCCCAGAACAGTTAGCAGAAATTAAAAAGGCTGAACTCGACTTTCAGGTTCAGATGAAGAAATTAGACGTAGATGTATTCGCGCTTGAGGTAGAAGATGTACAACACGCTAGGTCGGCGTTTAAAGGCGATTGGACACCGAAGTTTATCGCGGTTGCGTGCGTATTTTTCTTTGGTGGATACATTGCATTGGTCACGATTCAAGACCCTGCTGCGAATGACGACGGGATTGTTAATCTTGTCCTTGGGTATTTGGGTGGAATCGTCTCATCTATTATCAGTTTCTACTACGGCGCATCACATAAGCACGACTAATGAATAGACTAATACAGATGTTAAAGAGGCACGAAGGCGTTAGAGATAAGGTCTACATGTGCTCTGCGGGTTACGAAACCATTGGTGTTGGTAGAAATATATCAGAATCCGGGCTTGGCCTTTCTGAAGACGAAATAGATTATTTGCTAAGTAACGACATAAAGCGGTGTCGTGAAGAGTTAATGGTTGAGTACGAATGGTTTTCAAAACTAGATAGTGTTCGTCAAGAAGCCTTAATAGACCTGTCGTTTAATATTGGTCAAACCAAATTACGAAAGTTTGTTAAAGCCTTGGGGCACATGGCTGATGGTAATTACGAAGAAGCTGGTCAGGAGTTTTACCGTAGTCGATGGGCAGAACAAGTAGGTGATCGATCGTTAGAAGTTTGCCAGATGATTAGTTCTGGAGAATATCAGAAGAGGTAGTTATGGCGCTACAACAATTTCTGTTTAGGCCGGGAATAAATAAAGAAGGAACTAGTCTAACTGCTGAAGGAGGTTGGTTCGACGGTAATCTTGTTCGGTTTCGTATGGGATTTGCTGAAAAGATTGGCGGTTGGGAAAAATATCTAACGCAGTCGTATTTAGGAAGCGGTCGAGCTTTACACCCTTGGGTAAATTTAGACGGCACTAAACTGTTGTCGTTAGGAACTACTTACAAACTATATATCCAAGAAGGCGCAAACTATAACGACATTACTCCTATCCGTAAGACTACGGCGGCGGGAGGCGCAACGTTTGCAGCTACTAACGGGTCTTCTTCTATTACCGTTACCGTATCTAGCCACGGAGCAAATACAGGAGATTTTGTTACTTTTTCTGATGCTGCAACTTTAGGTGGAAACATTACCGCAGCAGTACTTAACCAAGAATATCAAATCGCTCAAGTACCAACAACTAACACCTTTGTAATTACTGCGAAAGATACTAACGGAGATACAGTTACAGCAAATGCGAGCGACTCTGGTAACGGGGGTGGTGCTACTGTTGCTGTATTTCAAATAAACGTCGGCCTCGACGTTTTCGTAGCTGGTTCTGGTTGGGGATCAGGAGCATGGAGCAGTGGAACGTGGGGATCTACTAGTGCGCTTTCAGCTTCTAATCAGTTAAGACTTTGGTCCTTAGATAACTTTGGTGAAGATTTAGTTGCTTGTCCTAGGGCCGGGGGTATTTATTACTGGGATAAAACAACCACTTTAAATAACCCAGCTGTAGCTATAAGTTCTTTATCCGGATCAAACCTTGCTCCGACCGTTGGGCTTCAAGTTTTAGTTTCTGACGTTGATCGACATGTTATCGTCCTAGGGGCTGACCCTATTTCTGATACGGGTAGAACTTCTGTTATCGATCCATTATTAATTGCGTTTTCTGACCAAGAAAATATTCTTGATTGGGAACCTACGGCTACAAACACCGCCGGGTCTTTACGTTGTTCAGCCGGTTCTGAAATTATCGGAGGTTTGCGAGCAAGGCAAGAAACGTTAGTTTGGACAGATGCAGCCTTATACAGCTTACAGTTTATTGGACCCCCCTTAACTTTCGGCCTAAACTTAATTAACGAAGGTGTTAGCCTTATTGGTCCTAATGCCGCAATCAACACCCCTGCGGGTGTTTTTTGGATGGATCGTAAAGGTTTTTATAATTACTCGGGAGGAGTACAAGCCGTTCCGTGTTTAGTGCACGACTATGTTTTTAACGATTTAAACGAATTCCAAGCCTATCAATGTTTCGCCACTTTAAACAAAGAATTTAACGAAGTAGGCTGGTTTTATTGTAGTGGTACAGAGACTGTTATAGATCGATATGTTACTTATAACTATATTGATCAAACGTGGGCGATAGGTGAACTTTCTCGTACTGCGTGGATGGATGAAGGTATTTTTGACAACCCTATTGCTGCCGGTAAAAGCAGCGGGACAGCTTACTTGTATAATCATGAAGTTGGCACAGACGCAGACGGTTCCCCTATGCAGAATGTTTTCATACAGTCTGGGGACTTCGACTTAGGAGACGGTAACGATTTTCAATTTATTAGAAAGTTTATACCCGATATTAAGTTTCAAAATTCTACTACGACAACCCCTAAACTAAACGTTGTGTTAAAAACAAGAAACTATCCCGGTCAAAGTTTAACTTCTGATCAAACTACGTCTTTCGATGGTTCTACCACTAAGATTGATATGAGAGCTAGAGGTAGGCAAGCAGTGGTTAGATTTGAATCAGATGATGATGGCACAACTGACGAGCAATTAGGGTTGGCGTTTAGGGTTGGTGCAACTAGACTTGATTTATTAGCAAATGGTAAGCGGTAATGACAATTGGACGGTTGTTACAAGGACGGTTGCCCTATGCTTACGTCGGGCCTTCCGTTCCTACTTCCGTCTACAACAAGGCGATTCGATTATTAGAGATTAATTTAAACGCATTTAACCCGGTTAACACTCCGGCATTTACATCACCGAATAGAGATTTGTTTCAATTTACGGCGGGAGATGTAATTTGGAATTTAACGGAAAGTGTATTACAAATGTGGGATGGTTATAAATGGGTTGATATAACTACTCCAGAACCTAATAAAGGATTACAAGCTGAAGGTCAGGTGGGAACAGTGCAAGTAATCACTAATGGCTCACTTACGGTAGAGGTAGGCTAATGCCTAGAACAGCTGAAAAACCGATTAAACGGACTACGAAGGGAAAAGGCGCTAATTATCGTCCCACGAAGAAAGGCGCGGGGATGACTGAAAAAGGCGTCAAGGAGTATCGAAAAAAGAATCCCGGTAGTAAACTAAAGACAGCCGTTACTGAAAAGAACCCTACAGGTAAACGTGCTGCTCGCAAGAAGTCGTATTGCGCTAGATCAGCGGGACAGATGAAAAAGTTCCCTAAAGCTGCTAAAGATCCAAACTCTAGACTTAGACAAGCTCGAAAGCGATGGAAATGCTAAATGATTAATAGACCAAACATCTCTCAGTTGATCACTTCTAAATACGGTAGACCTGCTTCTAGCGTCGGGGTTAGTGGGGCAGCTGACCGTGAAGCTCGAAACGAGGCTTATCGGGCCTCGGTTGATTCACTAATGGATCAACAGCCTGAATATAGACAAGAGGGCGGTGGGTTTTTCTCAGGTATTTACGACTATGTTAAAAACATTGATCCAAATGCAGCAGATGGCGAAAGTTTATTTAGAGATTTTTCTAAATCATTAAATCCTAAAACTTACCAAATGCTTGAAGGTGTATTTGACTCACCAGAAGAATCTTCAGTTGACGAAGCAGAAGCGGCGATAGCTAATGTACCGGAAGCTGTAAACAGCCAGATAAGTACTGGAACCCCGTCTTCGACAACAGTTACTGTTACAGAAGAAACAGAAGAACCTACAATGGGTTCTAAAATTAGTAAGGGTTTGTCCGAAGCTCTAAAAGCTTCTTTGCCTCAAATTTTAAAGATGGGT